AAACGCTCCCTTGTCCGTAGCATAGGGTGTGCCATCTTTTTTAGGCAATGTACCATAACCATGTCCCCACTTGTCTGAGGCGACTATAGCGAGCATCTGGCAGGTCTCCAGAGGCATCTTGACAATGTGCTTGTCTGGTAGGACAGCAGCAGATTTCCATGGATCTTGATCGGTGACAAAGATGTTCATTCAAATACTGCTGTTACTCCCATAATAGTTGATGTTGGGTTTCTTGCCAAGGCAATTTTCCTAGCATCTTGATAATCTGTAGCAATCACAACTTCTTCAAAGACTGTACCTGCTTTGTATAGTTGCACTTTGCACTTCATTTATCAACCCTCGTAGGTTGAATCTGGCTCAAGTGCGATGTAGTAGTCAAGATTATAGTTAGAGTTAGTAAATTTTGAGAGAAGTTTCTTAGAAATTACAACATCATAAGATCCAGGAATCAACTTGATGTTTTCGATCTTAAAGTTAAACTCAAAGGTCTTGTCAGTCTGACCAACAATCAAAGCATACTCATTAGAATTATCATTCTTTTTATCACGGACTGTGAGAGTAATATTATTGCCATCACCAACAGCAGCTAAATCAGGTAGCTGATAAACAGAGGATGCTTTAAGAAGTTTAGCAAGTTGTGACGATTCCAATTGAAACCGAACATCAATACTAGGAAGAACAATTTCTTTGTCAGGAGGAGTGATGATCACATCAGGATCAGCAAAAGCAAACTTGACCTTAGTACTCTTACCCTCGCGGATAATCATGTAAGCATCATGCTTGAGATCGATGTCAGGATCATTCATAAGACCCACACCATTCAAGAACTGAGGTAGATCGTAAATACCAAAGTCCTTCTCAAAGTTTTCATCAACCTCTGCTTCTGCAAGAATGTTCTTCATTACAGAAATAGTACGGAGCTTAGATCCTCTCTTCACCAGAATAGACTGGTTGATAGAAGAAAAGTTTTCAAGCAAGTCAATAGTTTTATCAGAAAGTTTCATATCCACGCTCGATAGTCTCCTGGTCTAAGCCATAAAAGTGATAGAGAAGAACAGCATAATGGATGATCTTCTTGATGTCCATTCTAGCAGATCCCTTCTTGTTATAACGGGATGCATACTTAAGAATGTTGCCACGACAGAACGCAGCACCGTCTCCACAGGATTCAATCAGATCAAGTGTCTGAATGCCATTGGAGGCATTGTAGTGAGCACGATAGGTGCCACTGATGTATTCTTTTACCTCTTCAAGAATTTTGTCTTCGTCGTACTTATAAACATTCTTATATGGTTTGGGTTTTTCAACCTCATCGTTTTGCTTAGGCCAGACAAATCCATCTGCAGTCAGTTCATAATTACTATTTTCTGGGGTATATTCAAACCCACCATTTTGTTTTGCCCATTCAAGCTCATCATCTGGACCGTACATTTCATCATATAGGAAAGACCATGAAGTCATTATAGCACCTTCTTAGTTAAATTGCAAGTTGAATACATTAAAACTCATTGAGATTCTAGTTACATCACTGGAAAAAGGATAGACAGTATGAGGCATTTCTGCAGGAAAAATATACATGTCTCCAGTTTTTGGAATTACTTTAGCATGTCCATTATTCATAAACGATTTTGCATGAACAAACTCAAGAGCTCCAGCGGAAAAACAATTAGTTCTACCTTCCCATTCAGTTTTTTCTTTTTCAATTTCTTCTGGTACATCAATAAAAATAACTGCACTCAACATACCATCATGAGTATGCAATGGATTAAATTCATGCCTTTTCATGTAGTTAATCCAAGGCCCAGTACCAAGATTAAATGATACTGATTCAACATCCAGGTATTCTATAACATGGAGATAGATCTCATCTGTAAATTTTTTTGGATCAACTACTGCATTTTTTTGAGAGTCAATGTTTCCAGCAAGATCATAACCAACACTTTCACCATCTTCACATTGACGAGCAACCTCTTGAAGATAAAAAAGAAACTCGTCAGAAATTTGATTGTGGTATATGTGAGAAGCAAATAGATTAAGAATCATTTTCTAAGGTGTTAATAGTATCAGTGTTTACAGTAAAATCTACATCAGCATCAACTTTGTCGTAGAGATCAAGGAATGCAATCTTAGTCTCATCATCGAAACGGTTCAAACAAACCTCAATGGCTTTCTGCTTATCGTTCCAGATAGAGTAAGCACGAGCAATGTGAACAAGACGGCGGGTAGAAATAATCTCATCAACTCCACCATCATAGAAAGTCTTACGAATAATATCTGCCCAGTCTACAAGACGCTGACAGAACTCAATTTCCTTACAGTATGACTCAAGAATTTTTTGCTCAAGTTTAGGAGTTGGATATGCCTGCTCAAAGGTTACAGGGAACCTCTCAAGGAAAGCTTCATTGAGAACATTGGTTCCAATAAACCGACCATCTTCAGAACCCTTACCCTTAGTATTAGCAGTGGCAATGACATTGAATCCGTCTGTGGGTGTTACATACTTACCAATCTTCTTCAAGAACACACCCTTACCTTCAAGGATGGACTGGAGACATAGAATTTTGTTGGAAGCAAGGTCAACTTCGTCGAGTAACAAGATTGCTCCCCTTTCAAGTGCCTCCACGACAGGTCCGTTATGCCAAACAGTTGACCCATCGACAAGACGGAAGCCACCAATAAGATCGTCTTCATCAGTTTCAATAGTAATGTTGACACGAATTAATTCACGACCAAGTTGAGCACATGCTTGCTCAACCGATACGGTTTTACCATTACCTGACAACCCGGTAATAAAGCAAGGATAAAAAATATTAGACTTAATAATCTTTTTAATATCAGAGAAGTTACCAAAGGGAATATAGTTAGAATCTTTCGATGGAATCAAATTATTACTGACTGCTGGTACAGCAGAAGGAGAAACATATGTCTCTTCCAGTTTTTCTTGCACTGTTAGTTCCCATTTTCCACGAGCAGTCTTATATTCACTAAGCTTGTTAGCAACAGTTTGATAATTTGCACCATTCATCTGACACCATGCACGAATATCCGCTGAAAGAATAGACTCCCCATATAAAGATTGTAGAGAAGAACGAATAAATTCTGTTGAGAGAGCCATGTCGTTTGTTTGGTATGTACCTATTATAGAGCAGAGTGGGGCAGAGTCAGGGGCAGAGTGGACAGTTGATTAAGCGACCATAGAAATAAATTCATTCAAGACCCTCTTGTTCATTTTCTTACTAGATAAAGACTTCCTGAAAGCATTTTTGATTTGAGATTTTGATGCATCTTCTTTTACTTCAAACAATGTTTCATTGGAAAGAATCGATCCACCAAGAACAAAGTAAGAATCATATCCACAATTTTTTAAGGAGAATGATTTAGTCTTCCTCCAAGATACTCTTGCATCTGCTGCTTCATCATAACTATTAGTATACTGATTAATCATGTTAGAGGACCCAGTTCCAGATCCGATAATACGAAATCCAAGGATGTTAATATCAGGATAGGTTTCTTTAAGATCATCTAACATACATTTTGTGAATGTATTGTAAATATACGATAGACGCCTAACAGTTCCAGTTTTCAAATTACGGAGGAAAGTATTGTCACTAATCCTACGATGACGAATAGATTCTTCATGCTCCCAGTTACGGCGCAATACTACTGTACGAGAAGGGATTGGTGCTTCTCCATCAGTAAGGATAACACAATTTAATTTTTCAACACCATATCTTTTCTTGAAGTCAGGGATAATAGCATGAAGAGTAATAATAGCTTCGTTTAATGGTGTACCAGAGAGGTACATACGAGGAGGAGTAACACCAGAATGATCGGTAAACGAAGATGCAATTTTCCAGATGTTTCTCATCTGAATATCTGCGGTAGAGTTATTTACCTTACTAGTCAAAATGTTGAGCATTGAGAACTCATCATTGATCCAAATAGTTCCTTCTTTCTTTTCAAGAGAAGAAAATCTACCAGCCTTATAGTTCCACTCTTGAGTAAAAGCATATACATCGTATGGAATGCCAACTTTACGGCAGAACCAAATCAAGCTATACAACTGTTTAATAGTGGCAAGAAGCACATCTGCCATAGATCCAGACCAATCCAAAACAAAGATAAGTCCATGATTTTTTCCATCAGGAATTACAGTAACTTTTTTGAANAGATCATCATTATACTTATATGAATGTAGTTTAGTGCAATCAAGTACACCAGTACGACTAGTAGTTGCACGAGCATAAGATGATGCAGATTTTTTACACTCAAATTCCTTTACAAGATAATTAACTTCCTTTGCAGATTCTTTCTTAAATTTATTAAAATCAATGTCCTGAACTTGCATTCTGGATTCTGCATGATTTTTATACCAAGAATGAATATTTTCTTCTATTGCACCTTGGGCCCAGTCTGACCAACATTTCTGAATATACTCATGTATTTCTTTAGCAGACACAACACTATGCTTGATATTAATCTCAGGTATTGTTACATAATTGAATTCTTCCTCAGTCATCTTGGCAAGACTTTTCAACTTCTCTTTGAGAGAGTCTGCTGTTTTAGATTCTGTTTCATCAGTTGCAGTTTCTCCACCCTCAGAATCTTTATCTTCGCCTTTTTCAGCAACATTCTCGGTGTCTTGCTCAGTATCTTGCTCAGTGTCTTGCTCAGTACTATCTTCAGATTCTCCTTCTTGAGAAGTAGGAGGTGCTAGTTCGGTTGATTGCTGTTCAGACTCTTGAGTAATTCCAGATTGTTGATTATCGTCAGGGATATTAGTAACACTTTCGTCATTCACAAGACTATTAAGAATCTTAGCAGCCATTAAGGCATCATCAAAAGTCTCAGCGTTTGCCGTCGCATTAACAACTACCATCTCTTCTTCAGAGAATGTTATATTAACATGAGTGCCAAGTTTAAAATGCAAATTGATTCTATCTGCAAGAGAAAACCTAGCTAAATCTGCATCTTCAATATCAAAAAAGTCACTATCGTTTAGATCACTATATCCACGGTAAAATGTTTTGGAAAGACCGGCATACTTACGCTTCATCAATTTCTCAATGCGAGCGTCCTCAGTAATGTTAACGAATGTCTGAGGGACATCACACCACTTCGATTCCAGAGACCAGTCTCTAGGGTCCGTGAACAAGGCATGTCCAACTTCATGGGCAACTAAGAGATCATATACATCGATCGACGATATCTGCCAATTGGGAAGGGTTAGGACCCGACGAACCACATCAAACTGAGCAGTCTCAACAGTGCGATGCTCAACGATCAAATTTTCAGTAGCGAGCAGTTTAGCAAGTTTACCTTTGATCTCTTGAAGCATGGTTCTGTCTCTCGTATGTACCTATTATAAAACCCCTGGTGGGAGCCAGAGGTCTTTAGTGGACAGTTTGTAATGTGTCTACCTACCCATCATACAAGCAACACTAACTCTCCAGAAAGGAGTATCTACTTTGATAGGAAGAGCGTCATGAAGTTCGTTTGATCTAAAGACAACAAAATCTC